CCGAGACTAATTGATGCGGAGAAGTTAGAAGAATATAAGGCAAGTGGCGTTTCGGAACTAACGGAATGGCAACAAGGGTGGAACGATGCTCTTGATTTTGTGATAAACGAAGTACCAACAGTAGATGCCGAGCCTGTGGTGAGGTGCAAGGACTGCAAGTGGTTTGATCCGAATGGGTATTACGGAGCGAACTGTGCAAAGTGGAGTGAGTTGTTCATCTACTACGAAGAGAGACTACCGATAGACGAGAACGGCTATTGCCACATGGGGGAGAGATATGAGTGAAGATCGCTGCGTGATGTGTGGAGAGATAATCCCGGAAGGCCGAATGTTCTGTCCGATGTGTGAGAAGGGCAGACGAGATACTTCCAGAACACGCATGATGCTTCGGTCATACAGAGATATGGAGTGGAAGGCAAGGAACGCCGAACAGATCATAAGAGAGTGTAATGACATGATGACGTCATTGGGTGGGTTCTCTGCCGGAGCAAAGGTACAAGGCGGAGGAAATACAAGGGAATCATTACTCGTGAACTGCATCGAACGTAAGACAAGAGTGGAAGCAGCGGTGAACTTTATGAAGCTTGTGAACGGTGCGATAGGTGCGCTGGATCCGAACGAGCGTGAGATCATATTCAACTTCCACATAGACCATTCAGGAATCGGATGGGTGTGCAGAACATATCATGTGGCAAAGACAAGAGCATACGAACTATGCGACAACGCACTGGCACATCTTGATAGTCTAATGTTCTAAAAGCGGAAAAAGGGCGGAAAAATCGATTGACAGAACACGAGAATGACTTGGTATTATTAACATGATCCAGATGATTCTCCTTATAATCAAATGAGCGATCTCAAGGTTTTGTTCAATCCTTTCCGGAAGAGGGCCGTCCAAATGTGACGGCTCTTTTTCGTTACACGGTACGCAGAGTGGGTTGGATGCTCTTGAAAGCACAGGGGTGGGGTGCGAGGGCATATGCAAGATTGGGCAAAAAGATTCTATAAGAGCAAGGCCTGGCAGAAGGTCAGGGATAAGGTTTGGAAAAGAGACAGAGGTCTCTGCCAATGGTGCCTATGGAAGGGGATCATAAGGGAGGGCGTGGAGGTTCATCACATAATCGAACTGACGCCTGAAAATCTCACCGATGAGAGCATTTCCCTGAATCCGGACAACCTTATTCTGTTATGCAGAGACTGTCACGGCAGTACGAAAAGGAACAGAGGAGAGCGCTATAAAGTGGACGAGCTTGGGCGTGTGATCATCACCGAGGAGACTCCCCCCCTATCAAGGCCATAATCAAGGGGCTGTGGAGACCGAGCGCCCAGGACATCCCTCGAATTTAGCGAGAGATATGTCGAAGAAAACCAAAAAGAACACAGATAACTGGATATTCGCATACTATCAGGGAATTACCGATGGTACATATACCGTTGGTGCCTATATCCGTAAAATCTACGAGTATTTGGTACACGGACTGGAAGCCAAAGAGTTTTTCTATGACGGCAAGAAGGCAAACACAGCTGTCGAGTGGATTGAAGAGCATTGTTTCCACACGGAAGGAGACCTGGCACCGTCATCCTTGAGACTTGAGGTATGGCAGAAGGCTCTTATTGCGTCCATCTTCGGAATAGTGGACGAAAAGGGCAAAAGACAGTTTCGTGAAGTGTTTTTGGTCATCGGAAGAAAAAACGGAAAGAGTCTACTTGCTTCCTCGATTGCAAACTACATATTCCGAGTCGAGGGAGGTTTCGGATCCAGAACATTCTGTATTGCTCCGAAGCTTGAACAGGCTGACATCATTTACAACACGGTATGGCAGATGATTCTGCTGGATCCTGAATATCAGGCCATGCGTGAGATATTGAGTGAGAAGGACGAACACAACAAGAAGGTCCATGATGACTCAATACTTCCAAAGCACCGGATGTCCGACCTTTATATCGGTGGTTCCAATTCCACGGTAAAGAAGATTGCCTTCGCATCCAAACGCTCGGATGGATTCAATCCGTCTCTGACGATTTGTGATGAGGTGGCATCGTGGCAAGGTGACGCCGGACTGAAACAGTACGAAGTAATGAAGAGCGCTATGGGTTCCAGAGCAGAATCCCTATTGCTCTCGTGTACGACTTCCGGATATGTCAATGACTCGATATTTGACGAGCTGATGAAAAGGGCAACTCGTTTTTTATTGGGTGACAGTAAAGAAAAAAGGCTTCTCCCGTTTATCTACATGATAGAGGACCTGGAGAAGTGGAACGATATCAATGAGCTGCGGAAATCGAATCCCAATCTGGGAGTGTCGGTCTCCGTTGATTTTATGTTGGAAGAGATCGCAATAGCCGAAGGATCTCTTTCCAAGAAAACAGAGTTTCTGACGAAATACTGCAATATCAAACAGAACTCGTCTCTCGCATGGCTGCCGGCTGTTGTTGTTGAGAAGGCAACCGGAGATGAATTGAGCCTGGATGATTTCAAACATTCCTACTGCGTTGCCGGAATCGACCTCTCGCAGACCACAGACCTCACGGCCTGTACGCTGGTCATCGAGAAGGAAGGGGAACTGTATGTATTCGGTCACTTCTTCCTTCCAGGGGAAAAGATAGACGAAGCAACAGCAAGGGATGGTGTTCCGTATCAGATCTACATCCAAAAGGGATGGCTGACTCCGTCCGGAGAAAACTTTGTGGACTATCACGATTGCTTCAACTGGTTCACAAGGTTAGTCGAAGAGTACGAGATCCTTCCGCTTATGGTGGGGTATGACCGATATTCGGCACAGTACCTCGTCAAGGATCTCGAAGCGTATGGCTTCCGTACAGACGATGTATTCCAGGGCGAGAATCTATATCCCGTGATTCAGGAGACTCAAGGATTACTTGAGGACGGAAAGATACATATAGGGGACAACGATCTCCTGAAGGCGCATCTGCTGAACAGCGCAATAAAGATGAGTGCCGAGAGGGGCCGTGGTCGTTTGATAAAGATAAATCCAAATCTCCACATAGACGGTGTGGCGTCACTATTGTGTGCCATGTGTGTCCGTCAGAAATGGTACGGAGAACTTGGGGACAGATTAGTTAATTGAGGGACGAGAATGGGACTGTTCGATTTCCTGTTTGGAAACAGAAAAGAGCCGAGGGGCGAGTATAAGGGTTCCTTCAAGATGCTGAACGCATATGAACCGAGGTTCACAACGTGGGGCGGAAGCATATATGAGCAGCAGCTTGTGAGGGCAGCCATCAACGCAAGAGCTACACACATTTCTAAATTGGCAGTCCAGGTGATTGGATCCGCAAAGCCTTCTCTTCAGAGCAAGCTTCAGAAGGGGCCGAACGAGTTCCAGACATGGAGCCAATTCCTTTACAGACTTTCCACGATACTTGACGTTCACAATACAGCGTTTATCACGCCGATACTTGACCAGTATGGCGAGATCTCCGGAGTATATTCTCCGCTGCCTGATAAGTGTGAACTCGTTCAGTACGGGAAGAAACCTTTCTTGAGATATCACTTCTCAACAGGTGACACCGCAGCCATCGAGTTAGAGAACTGCGGAATCATGACCAAATATCAGTACAGGCATGACCTGATGGGCGAGAACAACCACGCATTGTTCCCCACGATGGAACTGATCAACATACAGAATCAGGGCATCGAGGAAGGCGTGAAGAGCGCAGCCACTTATAGGTTCATGGCACAGCTGTCGAACTTCTCCAAAGCGGAGGACCTTGCCAAAGAGCGCAAGAGATTCACCGCAGAGAACTTCAGCAGGGAAGCCGAAGCCGGTGGACTGCTTTTGTTCCCCAATACCTATCAGAACATACGTCAGGTGGACGTCAAGCCGTGGGTGGTGGACGCCGATCAGATGACGATGATCCAGAAGAACGTATATGAGTATTTCGGAGTGAACGAGAACATTCTCCAGAACAAGATATACGGAAACGAGTGGTCAGCATTTTATGAGGGAGCCATTGAGCCGTTCGCGATCCAGTTCTCCGAAGTGATGACGAGGATGTTATTCACCTTCAGGGAGCAGGGGACCGGCAATATGGTCATGGCTACTTCCAACAGGCTTCAGTACATGACGAACGCCGATAAGCTGAACGTGTCTGCGCAGCTTCTCGACAGAGGAATCATTTCAGTCAATGACGCCAGGGAAATATGGAACCTTCCTCCGGTGGAGGGTGGGGACGTCCGTATCGTCCGTGGCGAGTATTACAACGCAGACGAA